AAGGCAGTCATGCCATCAGTAGTCCTAGCAGCATTAATATTTGCGCCCCTCTCAATAAGAAACTGGGCTATCTCCAGGCGACCCTCCTGGATAGCCCACATGAAAGCAGTCATGCCATTGGTAGTCATAGCAGCATCAACATTTGCTCCCCTATCAATCAGAAGCTTGACAATCTCTAGGTGACCCTTGTAGCTGGACACCATCAAAGCAGTTGCGCCATCCTTTTTTACACAATTTATATCAACACCTTTTTCAATTAGAAGAAGAATTATCCCTTTTTGGTTATTTTCACATGCCAATATAAATGTATTATTAACACCAGCAGTTATATCTAAATCCATAACAATCTCAGAAATATTTAAGTTTCTTTCTATTAAAAAATTAACTATATTAAGATATCCGTTTTTTAAAGACCGAATCAAAATATATTTTATAGTATCTTTTGAAACACTAAATGTATTCTTACTAAGTAACCATTTGACTGTATCCTCGCGGTTCTTTTGAATAGCATACATCAATTTTAAATCAAAAAAGTTTGGTTTTTGTAAGAAATCAGATATTGTTTCGTAACATAGATTTCTTAAACAAACAACAATATCTTGTTTTTCAATGTTAAAAGAACTCACACGAGTATAAATATCATCTATCTCAAAAAAACTTCTAGCTTTTTTTGTCATTAAATACTTTTTTTTTACTAATTCATCTATTATATCAGACTGTAATTTTAAATCAAAGTAAAACATTTCCAAAACCAAAGATATCCTTACCAACATCCGTGTTTTTTGGTGTTCTTTAAATCCACCGTATGTTTTACATCCGCAAATCCTCCAATTGTAAGAAAGACACAAACCACAAAACCTACCACCACAATGACAGGTTACATGATTACAAGCATCATAATCCAAAAAAGCTCTGCTACAATACGGGCATCGATCTATAAGAAGTTCATTTTGAATTTTATCACACATAGCAGTAACAAAATCATTCGATCCCGAGTTTAATAGTTGTTCTCGTTCTATTTGTTCCTGTTTTGTTTTTAAAGCCTCTAAATCTTTTTTGGCTTCTATTGCTTTATTCCAGGCATCTATTGCCTCGGGTGTTAAATCTAATTCCTTTGGAAGCCATCTATGAGAACATCCAGGACCTTCTACACAACCAATAGTACCAACTCGAAGTAAATCTGAAAGGTTTAATATAAAGTGCGTATTTAAACATGAAGAGCATGCCTTGTGGGCAGAAACGCAAGATATTAGGCTAGGAGTTTTCTCAAGACAAACCTCACAAACCTCACACATGTTGCTGTTTATGTATGTATGGAAGTAATGGTTATAAATAATTTTTCAATTTTTTAATTTTTATTAAAGGTTAAATTATCATAATAATTAATGAAATTATTATAATAATTAATTATATATTCATTAGTTATATTTTTTAGAGATATAGAATAGTTATATTACATGAACATTTGTTATTAGATAAATAAATTTTTTATTTATCTAATTCTTCGTCTATTTTTGCTTTATTTATTTTAGGATCTATACTACTATAATGTGCTATTTTTATATTTAATTCTATTTGAAAATTTTGATTTTTTATTTTTTTTACTTCCCGAATTGCTGTAACAATCGCATTAAAAATCCATTCTGGTTCATTACCAAAAGCTCCTCTACCAAGTAATGTAAGTATTACGGTGTGATTAAACGAATCTATCGCGGCTAATAGTGTAGCTTCATATTGTGCTTCTAATACTAAAGTAGCAAATTTTTCCCAATTTGGATCATTTGCGATGTCAGAATTATAAGACACTGACAAGGCAGAAGCATATACTTGATTTATCTTTATACCTTTGAAATCAACTAAATTAAATCTATCTTTGAAGATTATTTCAACATTCTGATGTAATCCAATTTTAATAAGATTCTTTAATTTATTTAAATCATCTTGAGATAAATTAATTAAATAATCATTTAATTTTTTTAAGTTTGCTTTTTTTTCTTTTGGAGTAGATCCATTAATAAATAAATATCCATTTGTTACTGTAAAATATTTTTTTATATCATTTTTAATTTCTTTTTCAAATTCATCTAAGTAATTTATTTGTTCCTCAGGAGTTTGATAATAATAATTACGAACAAAAGTTCCAGCAGCACAAGCTAAAGCACAAGCAGGACCTTGAGTAGGATCATTCATATAATTTGTAATACCATTGCGTGGTGTTATAGAGGGTGATACAAATTCTAAAGCATTTAATTGAGATGCTGCTTGAATAGTAGAGCCAGTAAATTTATGATGTTTTTCCAATATATCTCCAGTTTTAAAATCTTCAATCGTTACAATAGGAGGTAAGTTACGTGTTAGACTATGATCTCTCATATCTTCATATCCTGCCGCTCTATATATTTTTTTTCTTAAAGCTAATTCACGAATTTCTCCGAGGCTTGGAGCTGTAAATTGACCAACATTAAATTTATTTCCATTTGGCGCTATTAAAATACTCGTAAATGTTCCATCCCTTTCTGCTGATTTGAACTTAATTAATGAAAATAAATTTTTGGTTGTATCATAATCTTGTTCTTCTATGCCAAATAATTTAACAAACCAGTTAGAATTACTTTCTGTAGTAAAATCTTTTTTTGTTTTAGTGTTATTATTTTTAAATAAATACTTTAACACATTTGATGGATAGTTAAATAAATTATTTATTTGACTTTTTAAAACTAAGCATTGGTCCATATAATAATCTATCTTAGAATCATCGTATTTATGAGATTTATCTACTAGATCACATATACATTCTTTTATTTTTTGTATATCTAAAAATTTGTCCATATATATATAAATTATAATTTATATATAAATTATATCAGTTTAATATTCGGGTGGAAAATATACATATGATTCTTGTAAATCTAAATTAATATCTTGCCAAAGTGGAAATGAAATAAGATTTAATGGATATACATTATGAGAACAATGTCCAGTAAATAAATATTCACCCTCTTTTCCATCAATATCAATATCTGAATATGCTTTTTCACAACTATTTGTTAAATTACTTAAACTACTATTTTCACCAATATTTGTATGTTCTTTGTAATTAATAACTTTACATATATAATTACCCATACTGATGACAAAATTATTTTGTCCAGTAGGTAAAATTTTATTATCAGATCTAACAATATTAATTGTTGTATTGAATTCTCCTAGATATATTTCTTTATTCCATACTCGATATAATGCACAATATAATATATACATATCATCTTCAATTTTAATTTCTATTGAATATACGTTAAATTTAATTATACATTCATCTAATGTTGATATATATTTAGTAATATATTCTAAATTACCTTTAATTGTTAAACCAATCTCGCGTAAATAATTACTTAATATATTGTAATATATTTTATAGTAGTTAATATCACTTTTTATTTCATCTGTTGGTAATATATCATTAATTATTTTATTCATTATTTGAATATATTTATATCTTGGATTATCTGGGGTAATTTTTATAAATTCTTTTTTCATATTTATAATACTATAGTGAGCAATTACCTCACCACATGATATATTAAATTTTAATAAATTAAAATAAGGAATATTATCATACGAATTAAAATTATAGAATTTAAAAATATTACTTGGTGATATTTGAAAATTATTTGTTAAATTATTCATTATATTAATGTGATCTTTATCTAATGTTGAGTCATCAGCAAAAAAAAATTTATTATTTAATTTTAAAAAAATTTCTTTATTATTTTCAAAATTTTTATTTTTTTCATTATCATAAAAAGAATATGGAATTTTATTTATATTATCAAATATAAATCCTTGTAATTTAATATGTATAATTGTTTCAGTTATATAATCAATTCCTTGCTTTCCACTAATATTCTTTAAATAACAACCATGATTTAAGTTACTACAAACAGCGAATCTTAATAATCCACTATCACTATTTGATCTATAAAATATAATCCTTCTTTTATTAGAATTATCTATTTTTCTTGATTCTACTAATATAAGTAATCGTGAATCACGATTATTTTTTTTTGAAATTAATTTGAAAATATAGTCGTCAATTGTAATCTCTAAGTTATCAGAATAATGAATTATTTTTGATATATTTATATTATTTTTAGCAAAACATGTATTAATATTATCTTTTATTATATTGTGAATTAATGACTTATCTGCTTTAGGTATATTATCATTAATATCTACTAAATTTGATAATTTTGATAATACCAAAATTTTTATATTTAATCCATATTTATCTAAATCATACACCGAATATTTTACAAATACATCTTTATTATATCCCTTAACTTCCATATAAATATCTCTAACTAAATTAACTTCATCATTATATTCAAATTTAATATTTGATATCATTGTATTAGCATTTGTATACATTCCTTTTCTCGAATCTGAAACAATATTTCCCATAAAATAAGTTATTATTATATATATATATATAATAAATAAAAATTTTGTAAAGTTTCAGTTATAACAATACTAATCATTGGCGGAAATTTAAAACAAATTATTTGTTTCTTTTTAATTTCTTCTTTTTCTTCTTCTGATAATACATTCATTGTTATTTTACCTGAATTATTTGCCTCTCTAAATATCTTTAACATAGACGGCATCGGATTACAGTATATCTTTTTTGATTTAGGTTCTAGATTTGAAGCATAACTATGTAAAGATAAACTTAATTGTTTTCTTTTTATTGGATTAAATATCTGATATTTAATATTATTACTGATAAATATATGTTCTTGCAAGTATTCTGACGACGATGCGTCTTTGTATTTATTTACAATCATCCCTAATATAATTTGATCAGATGAATCTTTTACACAACAGAAAAACTTATTATATACTTCAATATTCTCTTTTTGAAATCTCTTATTCATATATCCAGGTTGTAAGTAAAATCTAATTCCTAAATATATATTCCTTAAATGATGAAGATAATTATTAAAATGTAATAAATTTTTAGAATAAACATAATTTAATATTGTTCGTTTAGTCTGATTTATTTCAGTTTTAATAGTTTCTTTATTTGTTTCAAAAATGGTTGCTGGGATAAAATCTTCGTCAGTAGTAAAGATGTTTATCTTTTGAATTATATCTTCTTGGATTAAATTAATATGGGTATAATAATCTGTTATAATTGATTTTAAATAGATTGATTTAGCAAGATCAAAGAATATATCATTCATACTCTTTTGTTTCTTCTTTATCAAATCTTCATTATTAACAAATTTTAATGATTGAATTGTTATAACTTCTTTAACTTTGGGATTAAAATAATTGATAAAAGGATTAATAACTTCTTGAATCTTTATTTCAGGATTCTGATTAAATTGTTCTTTCATTTTATTTAATATACGACATATATCATCTCGTGATAATAGATTATGATCATAATTGTAATAAATTGTGACTAGGTTATATATTCTATCTAACATTTTAGAATATTCCGGCGATTGTGTTTTATACCACAAATTAAAAGAATGATTATAATTAATAACTTCTTTTAAATACTCAACCAAATAATCATATAATTCGAAATATGAATTTTTTATTTCTGTTTCCGCTCTAAGATTAATTATTGAAAAATTATATTGCGTGGTTAAATGAGGTGGTAAAGAATGTATTGAATTAAAATTCATTATATAAATTAGGATTTAATTAATATAATGGATATATTTATCAATTTTTTAAGTTATTTGTTTTATTAGATCAAAACTATTTATATTATCTTTTATTATTAAATCAATCATATATTTTAATGAAGTTTGTTCTTTTGAATCCTTTTCAAAATAATTTAATAATGTATCTTCTCCAACTTTTATTATTAAAGCTTTTATAGCACTAATAAGATCTGTAATAATTCTTGAATCATTTACATGATATACATCTACACATAAATTGTATATTAATAATATTAATTCAGAATTCTTTCTTATTTTTCTTATTAATAAAATAGGATTTAAATCAGATATAATCCAAGTTTTCTCGGTTAATAGATAATTGTAAATAATATTATTAGAAAAATGTTCGTCCATTCCATACGGGAATTTTTCATCCAAATCATAATCCATATCTTTTGTATAATAATTTTGTCTATATTTAATACATTCTTTTTTAATTTTATCATATTTTTTAGATAATAAATCAGTTAAGTAAGTATTAAATATTTTAATTGGAATCTTTTGATTAGTTATTATAAAAAAATTTATAATTGGATGTTGATTATTTATATCAACCCATGGAACTCCATAATAAGGTTTAGTAGAAAAAATAGTATTTATTTCATTATTATTTATTTGTGTAAGTAGATTTTTATCTACGAAAAATCTATAAGGTTCTAGATCAGATATCCAAACAAATTCATATTCATTTTCATGAATTGGTAAAAAACGTATTAATGATCCAAATGTTCCAGTATGATACTTCCCGATACGTAACGGTTTAAAATTAAATTTATAAAATTCCACATTTTTATATTTCTTTATAAAAGGTTTTAATTCAGATTGACAACTTTCATCAAAATAAACACGCACATCTATATTAGGATTTGATGCGTATAAATTTATTAAAATAGTTAAATATTCTAAATATTTATTAAATCTTCTATATGCTTGTAGCATTTTAAAAATAGATGTTGATAATAATATTTTTTTTCTTTTCTTTAATTCATTATATTTTATTATTTCCATGGTATCTATTATAATATTATAAAATAAAATTGAAATATATTATTTATACCTGATTTCTTTTAGAAATAAAACTTCTCCAATGATTCCAATACTCTACGACGAGACCAACAAGAAGTTGGTTATTAAAGTTTGTTTCTTGAATGAGAATGCTCCCTTGAAGACTGGTTATTTGCCAATTGACGATTTATCTTGGAAGCATATTCCAGACACGTCATCAATCTGTTGTGGTTGGTTTGCTTCTAATATTATGTCTTCTAGTATATTGGAGGCAAAGATTGGACAAATTTGGGAGTATTCTTGGCCAATGAATAAAGAGCCAGGAGAGCCTGGCGATATTATTTCCAGACAAGCAAAGATTTTGAAAGCCCCTGAAATGGGAGTAAAAGTTACTTTCTTTTCTACTTTACCCGACAAGAGATTGAAATATGAGACAAATGGCTGGTTGGCTATTTCTGATAAGAGTATAAGAAAAGTCGAAGATGTTCCTTTTCCGCCATTCTTTGAAAAAACTGTTTACAGTGTAACTGTTTTTGACAGGACTGGTGTGTTTTTATCAGAGTATCTTCAGAATATTTGTAAGAATGAAGATGGAATTTGGGAAGGAACGACACATACTGGTGAAATTCGTAAATGGAATCCAAGAATGAGTTTTGAAGCAATAAAATGCGGAGTCTAATAATATAACATATTTATTTTATAAATATATTATATAATGAATAATTATGAATTATTTTATATCTATAGTATATCTTTAGGTATATTCTTATATTTTTATTTTTTTTATACCAGATATAATACTAAAAAAATAGTAAAAGATAAAATGTGTAATATAGAAATTATAAGACTAATATTAATTAATTTATTTGCTTTAATTCCTCCTTTTGTCTATTTCTTTCTAAAAGATTATAATTATAATATTCCAGATGAAATTAAAAATTTAGGTTTTGTTTTAATGATAGTTGCGTTAGTATGTATTATAAAAACATCTTATGATTTAGGTAATGAATATTCATACACTTTACAATTAAGAAAAGATCATAAATTAGTTGAAACTGGTATTTATAAATACATCAGACATCCTATGTATTTTTGTGGATTATTATTTATGACCGCGCAATCACTTTTAATTCCAAATATAATCGGTAATATTTCAAATTTATTTGTAATTAATATGTTCTTGAATGGTAGAATTCCGGATGAAGAAAAAATGATGATAAAAGAATTTGGCGATAAATATAAAAATTATATGAAAAAAACAAATAGTGTAATTCCTTTTATTTTATAAATTAAATTTTAAATTAGCGTGATCTTTGCCAATAGCATATATTATATTATATATACTTGGGCAACTTTCTTTTCCGGTTATTAATATTCTTAACATATCAACAACATCATTTATTTTAAAATTTTCATTTGTCGAAAACTTTATCAAATCCTCTTTAATACTCTTATTACTTTCATAATTTATATCTGTAATATAACCCTTTAATTTATCATATATGTCTCTATTTATTGTTGAAGTGTTGTATGGATAGGGATTGTAATACATTTCTAATAAATCAGCACATTCTATCAAATTCTTACTTCTTGATACTACGTCTAAATATGCCCTTTTAATAACTTCTACATCTTGGGATAATAATTGTTTATTTAATTTTCTTTCTACAAATGGTATCATTTGTTCTATAACTGAAGATTGATTTGTTGTTTTCATAATTTTCTGATTAATCAATCCTAAAAAATTAATATCAAATTGAGTAGGAGATTTAGATAGTTTATTTATCTTAAAACTTTTTAATAATTCGTCAAAACTTGATGCTACATTAATACTTGTTCCCATTGTCGCTAAATATATTTTTAATGCCTCAGCAAGATAACCCATATTCTTATAATCATCTGTTCCCGTAGCATTTAAACGTTTTGATAATTTCTTACCATCAGATCCGTAAATTAAAGGTAAATGTCCAAATTGAGGAATTGCCCAATTATTTAATTTATATAACATGGTCTGTCTGAAAGAATTTGAGAAATGGTCATCACCACGTATGATGTGAGTTATAGACATGTCGTGATCGTCCACCACAACTGACAACATATAAACTGGAGTTTGGTCTGATCTCAAAAGAATAAAATCATCAACTTGATTATAATGAACTGATACCTTACCTTTAATCATGTCGTTAATATTAATATACTTATCTTCTTCTGGAACTTTTAGACGAATAACTGGATTTGGATTAATTAATAATTTTTCTTCAATTTCTGGGATGGTTAAATTACGGCATTTCTTAGAATATGTTGGTGGAATACTATTTTTAGTACAATATTCACGGTGAGCATCTAATTCTTCTGCGGAACAAAAACATTTATATGCTGTATTATTTAACAACATATCGTGAGCAATTTTTGTATGACGATCTAAATTTTTTGATTGGATTACAGGTTCTCCGTCATATGTAATACCTAACCAATTTAAAGAATCATAAATAGTTTGAATATGTTCTGGCTTAGAACGTTCTAAATCAGTGTCTTCTATACGTAAAAACATTTTTCCATTAGTTTGTTTCGCATAAAGATAATTTATGATGGCAGTTCTAGCACCACCAATATGAATCTGGCCTGTATTCGAGGGAGCAAATCGGCATCTTATTTCGGACATATTATATTTTTAATTTGTTTAGATAAAATTAAAAATTTGTATATTTCAATTTTTATAACTAATTATTAAAATGTTTTTTTAACTAAATTTTTTCATTTAATTAGGTAGAAAATAAATAATATTATATTATATTATTTTTAAGTATTTCTATAATTTCTTTTTGAATATTTGGAATTTCCTTAATATCTATATCTTTTAGTTTCATTTTTTGATATAAATAGGTTCTACTTATTTTTAGTTCTCTACAACATTCAGTTATATTATTATACTTTTTGTCATTGACTTCAATCATTCTTTTCTTTTGTGGTTTAGCAGTAGGTTTAGGACAATCTGGACAATTTATAATTTTTTTTTCATTTTCATATTTAACATCATTAAGTATCCGAAAGATATGATTTATCTGTCGTTCATAAGAGTGATTATTTTTACATTTTACCCATACTTTCATATTTGAACCAATTCTAAAATGTGATGGGATAAATGGATGATTTTTTTCATAATCCCATAATTCTTTTGATTCAGGAAATAAATATTCTACTGATTTATCGTAAGGAATGGATGCTAAATTTGCTTGTATTTCTCTGTAATATTCTATATTTTTCCATTCAGCAAATATATTTATATTACATTTAAATTTTATGATAATCCATTTAACAATTTTATTATAATCTGTTAATGATAATTCTGATAAATTACAAACGATAGAATCACATGTAATATTCGTAAGTTTTGGATCTCTAACTCTCAATACAGAATACCCATTTTTTTCAAATATATTATTTTTTTCTAAATCTTTTTCATTTTTATCCATATGCCAAGGAAATCCATCTACTTCAATAACTAATTTTAAATCTTCAATTGTTATATCTGCTTCTCTACCATCTATTTTTTGTTGCCACCTCACATCCTTAAACATATATTTAAGCTCTGAATAAATTCTTATTTCTGCTTTACTTGTTTTTAAAGAACATTTCGGACAACTAAAACAATTACTTTCTTTAATATTATATACACTTATTTCATAATTAGGATGTTTTGTAGACTTATTTGGACATTTTAATTTTATCTTTTCGTGTGAATTTTTAGTTAATTCATTTGATTTAAATTTATTATCTTCACACCAAACATTAATTATATCTGGAATTTTTTCTATAATAGAATCATTTATTTTAAGAATAGACTTTTGATATATGACGCCTTGTTCTTTTCTATTTGATTTTTTACATAAAGAACAATATTTTATTTGTCTTTCATCATTTCTAAAAACATCATATGGTCTTGCTTCAAATATATTAGAACATTTTAAATAATTTTCACATTTCCATTTATGATGATCCATAGTACCATATGAAATTGTTTTTAAATTATCATTATTTCCAATATATTTTGATATAATTGATGAATTATTTTCTGTAAGATAATTAAATAAATTATTCTTTAATTGCCTTTTTTTAAGAGCATCTTCAAATGATTTTTTTTTTAATTCTGACCAATTTTCTTTTTCTCTTGAATCCATATATATTAATTTACCAGTTAGTAATTGAATTATTTTTTCTTTACTAATACCATCTTGAGCATACCCTTTGATACCTTTTTCTTTACATAAACTAACAAGTTCAATCTTAGTTTTACTTTCGTAATCCGTCATTATATTAATTAATACATATTTCTTTAAATATATACATATATTAATTAATATCTTATAATTATTTATTTTTACACTAAAAATTAAAAGAATTTTATAAAAATAAATAAAAGAAAGAATTTATTAATTTTTATTATAAATTAATATATATAATGGATTACGAACAAAAATATATAAAATATAAAGCAAAATATCTTGCTCTTAAAAGCAAAATTTTATTACAAAGTGATAGTTTCAATATAAATGAACAATCCGATCAGACATTACAAAACAATGATAAAATGGTTGGTGGTAGTATTCACAGACTAAATTTCTTTAGAAAATATAATTTAAAAGATAAAGGTTATTCTCTAAAAGAGTTATCAAGAATATCTAAAGTTCCACTTTCTATTTTACAAGAGGTATATAATCGCGGAATAGGTGCTTATAGACTCAAAGAACGTCTGTTCGTATGAAAAGAACATTTAAGAAAGGTGTAAATGCTCCGTATAAAATGAAACTTTCTAAGGAACAATGGGCTATGGCACGTATATATTCTTACTTAGATGGTAATCCAAAGCATGATACTGATTTACGTAAAAATAAATAAATAATTTTTACTAGTTAATTTGTTTGTTTTGTTGAACCATCATTTAATGGATTTGATTTAATTTTTTTTAATGGTTCAATTGCTTTTAATAATTCAACCATCCGAGGATGTCTAGTTTCAGTTGGGTCTGATTGTTTAAATGCGGGGGATGGTTCTATTACACTGGTTAAAATCTTTTTACTAGCACAACAAGAAAACATAATATATAATAAGTTTATATATTATGTTCAAAGATTAAACATAATATAAATATAAATTAATAATTATTCTTATATTATGTTAAAAACTGTTTCCTTAGCTAAAAAACACAAACGATTAGATATTATTGATTTAAAAAATAATTATCCTGAAGAATTTGGTAGATTTGTAATGGCTCTAAAAAATTTAGAAGAATCTGATGATTGGTATAGAATTTGTGGTATTCATGGTAATACGTTTAAACCAAATGATCCCAAAGTTTTATGTCCAACTGATCCAAAAATAGTTACATTTGTTGGTGAAACTGGAGAACCTCAATACTGTAAGCATAGAGTATATGAATTTATTGCGTGGCATGTCCCATATGTATATCAATTTGAATTATTGTTAAATAAATATAATACATCAAAAAATAAAGAATATATAGCATTACCTTATATGGATCTAACTAATTTTTCAAATGATTTTACTTTTTTAAATGATCAAAAAATTACAATTACATATGATAGTCGGAGAATTATAATTGATAATCCATTAGCTTCTGCTTATTATTATAAAGATGGTGTTAAAACACCTATATCAAGAAATGGATTTTTAACTCCAACTACTTGGAAACAAAAAAATCAATTAAAAACTGTTAAAAAAGAATTAAACAATGCTCTTTATGCTACATCCTATGAAAGATTTAGCTCTTATCCAGTATCTTATACTCCATCTAATGTTGTATCTGATTATATTCCTTTAGAAACTCCCCATAATACTCTTCATGATGTTATTGGTGGAGATGGAGGTAATATGGGTGAGATTAGTATATCAGCTTTCGATCCATTATTTTGGTTACATCATTGTAATATGGATAGACACTTTTACACATGGTTATACAACAATACCGCACACTTTAACAAACCAATATATCCTAATAAGATTGGGGAAGATTTATATAACTCTACTCAGGCTCCATTTTTTGATTCTGGAATATATGATTGGGATTTTAATAATTACAAATACGGATGGCAAAACAAAGATCCAAAATATATGTTATTAAAAGATACAATTAATGTTCAAAATTTTCCTTATACATATGATATTATTAAGCCAACGCCTTTTAAATCTGTAAATAATTTTGTTGAACTAATTGATATTCCTATACCTCAAGAATCTGTTTTAATTTCAGTTTATATACATTTAAAAAATGAAACATTAAATAGAGAACAACATTTTGCTGGGTCAGCATTTTGGTTTGGAATAAATAGAACAGATAAATTTTGCGAAAGATGTGCTATTACAAGAACGAATATTAAAATTGATCTTGATGAATATGTTCAAATGATTGACCTATTAAAAATAAATATTGATGATTGTATTTTTGTCATTGAAGGAAATGGTAGAATAATTAAAGGCTTAACCGGATATAATGTATATTCTGAAAGTGATCTAGTTAAAGATGGATCTGTTAAAATTAATATTGTTTAAAATTAATTAATTTTTGATAAAAAATATATAACAATATCTTTAATATCTTCTGAAGTTTTAATTGGTGTATTCTGTAATATAAACATCCAATCTTCAGATTGTAATATTTTACGAATCGGAATATATTTTTTAAATTTTTTACCAAGAATTAATTTTTCCCATCCAACTGGATTTAACATCATATACAATTGTAATAACTCCATTTTATCAGTTGTAATACTTTGTAATACTTTTCCTTTATTACTTTCAAAAAATTTTTCTTTTATTTCATTCCAATTTATTTTCATTCTATCAAAACTCTTATAAAATTTTGAGTTATTAGTTAATAATCTTGATAATGTTTTTCTAATTTCATCTTTTAAAGAATTTTCATGAACTTCATCTTCATGTTTATTACCCATTTCTGGTCTTATTACAAAATTAAATTTATTATGTAATACGTATCCATAATCAATTATTTTTAATTGATATCCATATGTTGGAATATTTTCATCAAATATTTTTATATATTTTTTCTTTGTATATACTATTCCTATATTTCCAGGATGAGTATCATTATGAGTATATCCATGTTTATTCATTAAATACACTATATAACATATCTGAATTATGATTGAATATATATGATTTTGATCTTTTATTTTTTTATATACATCAGCTAAGGTTATATCTATTAAGGAATAAACTTTTCTTGAACAATATTTACTTTCAGATTTTTCACTTAAACTATCTTGTAATTCTTTATTAAAATATTTTATATAATCAGGATATTTTTGATTATGAGAACAAGTATCAATTATATCATAATCATATAATTTCATAAATTGATCTGGATATAAATTTCCTAAATTTTTAGCAAAATCAATTTCTCTCCATACAGGAGATGATAAATCTTCTTTTATATCCTTCTCTAATATTTTTTCTATTTTTAACGCATATTCTTTATTACCTTTTTTAACTAAAAAAGTTGTTCCAAACACTCCAGAACCCAATTGTTTAATTATTTTATATTCGTCTATAGACATTCTATAATATATTATAAAAAAAAGAATATAAATAGATAAATAGATATAATAATATATAATTATTATGACAATTCTATCTCAACATGATATTGACAAAGTAAAAAAAAATTTAAACAATATGATTAGTTTTAATAAAGATTTATTAAATAATTCTAATATGAAACTTGAAAATGCTTATGCTCTCCTTACTCAAACAGATAATAAAGATTTAGGCTTACAAATTGGCTTAGATTTAGTAAGTTGGTGTTTATCTAAACTAGCTGATTTATTAGAACCTGCTGGACCTATTGCTGCTAGTTTTTTATCTGGATTAGTTAGTGGTTATTCATCAAATACTCCTCCAGCTTTAAATGATTTATTTTCGAGTCTTTTAACTCGTCTTCAAAAAACATTTTTACAAGCGAATGATGATTTGGCAACCTATTATCAAGATCCAGTAGCAAATTGGGATAAAACTGTTGGAGGAACATTTAAAACACCTTTTGGAACACAAACTGTTAGTGGAAAAGTTAGTGATTTAGTAGGAATAGATTTTCCAGTTCAATCTGATCCATCATATTATACTTTATTAAATGGATGTCTTAAAGCATTAGATCAAGGAATTTGGGCTACATTATTAACTCGTTTTGTAATTACAGATTATCAAGAAGATTTTCCTCCTATGTGGGACCTTCCATGTAATCCTGATGAAAATGATAATAATTTTCTTCCAAAAAATAAATCTTATTATAATGTATGGTCTTATCATGAAGATAAAGACTGTTATGGTAACCTTGTTAAATATTACACTCAAGAACAATATAATATTGGAACCGGAGCTGGAACATTTAGCGATGGAGCATTAAATGATTCAGCATGTAATTATTTATTTCATAATTATTCAAGTGCGATTGCTAACCCAGATGGATTATTTGAACGTTCATTTGTAATGACAGGGCTTGGTATTCCCACTGCTGTTCAACATATACACAATCGCCCTCCTCAATTAGCAATGCCTGGAATGAAATATAGATCCAGATTAAATTGGTTATGTCCAAGAAGAGTAAAAAATCCTATATCTAAGATGTAAAAAATTGATTTTTATATTTTTTGACCATATTTTTTAATTAATAAATCAAATAATATGGCTCAAGTAATTAGTTCTGTGTATCCTTTCATTGTAGATCAATATACATTTGAAAGAATGAAGCAAATGAAAGATGATGTGAATCACTCAAGTTATCAAGAGTTTTTAGCATTTAATATTCAATGTATAAATGAATTAACTGATGATGATAAGTCATGGCTTATAGTTCTTTGTAAGAAACTTAAGGCAAATATGATTAGTCTTGTTGATACTGAACATTGTCAGGAATTTGAAGCAGATACATTTTATTTCAATAATAAGAAGAAACTATGTATCGCTAATCCTCGTTAATTTATAAATATTTAATTTTAAAATATTTAAAAAATTGAAATATAATCCATAATGAAGATATAGAATTGAATTATCATCCTTCAAATGGATTCAGCTCTGTTGGACTCGAAGCAAAGTTCCTCAATCTCTTTAGCTTTTGCTGGAGGAGAAGGACACAGAACTGTTTTAAGCATAATTTTTAATGAATTATTTCCATTCTTTACTTCAGCTGATATATTACCTTGTCGGTTAGTCTGTCATGAATTTAAAGATACTATTTCGCAGTATCCATGGAAAGACATATATACAACAGTTATAGGAAGAACTGATTTGTGGAAAAAGTGTTTCCCTAATGCTAAAGCTATAAATCTCAACCAAGCATGTAGACGCATACTCGTTCGTGATGAAGATATTAGTCATCTAAGAGGATTAAATTATATTAATATAAGTTATTGCCAGCATATTACTGATGCTGCTTTTGAATTTTTGGAAGATTATAAATGTATTATAATGAACAATTGTCCGCAAATAACTAACAAAGCTTTTAAGCATCTAATTGGCATAAAAAGACTTGAGATGTCTTACTGTCCTCGTATTACTACTACAGCTTTTTATTATTTGAAAGGAATTAAATATTTAAATCTAATAGATTGTCAAAAAATAAATGATTCTGCCTTTAGACATCTTAAAGGAATTATTGAATTAAATATTGCGTGTTGTAAGCAATTATCTGATAAAGCATTCGTTCATCTGGACGGTATTCGGGCTTTAAATATGATGCGATGCAACCAAAAAACAATAACGCCAGAAATTTTTAAGCATTTGAAAGGGATACAATTCTTAATTATGAATGAATGTTCGGATGAATTGATATCAGAAGCAAAATATCTTAGACTAAATGTGTATGATAATTGGTCAAATCAAACTATTCGCTTAATGCGAGTAAAAGAATCTGAAACTCTCATTCTAAAAAAGATCTATTAATAAGCTTTTCTAGATTTAAAATAAAAATTAATTAATTAATTTTTATTTTAATAATCTGAAAAATCTATTCGATTCTCGCACTAATTGTCAGGCAGAGAACGTC